GCGGCGTTCGGGCTCGGCCTTGACCAGCCTGGTTGAGATGGTCTCGCCGTCCCACCGTGCGCCCTTGGCCGCGCTGCCGACGTCGGTGTCGATGGTGGTCGTGGTGCCGTCCGGCTTCGTCTCGGTGGCTCTCACTGGCCCCCTCCTGCCATCGTCTCGGTGATGTGCCGTTTCAGCTCCTCATGATGGTCGGCCGCCTGCGCCAGCCGCTCGCCATGGTGCTTCCTGGCCAGCCGCGCCGCGCGCCGGCCGCCCTCGACCAGCGTCCCGGCGAGCGTGACCTCGCCGAGATCGGACCCGAACCCGGACCAGAAATCGCCAGGGACGAAATGGCCGTAGCGCGCGCCCAGGTCGGCGCCGATGAAGTGCACCAGCCAGTGCCACGCGCCCATCACGTCACCGCCGACCTGAGCACCGCCAGCTCAGCGCACCGGCAGCGGGGATGCAGCAGCACCATCGGCGGCGTGCCCACCGGATGCGGCCCGACCGCGGCAGCCGCCAGGCAGATGGGGCACACCTTCGCGTCGTGGGCTGTCGAGATCTCGACCTCGGTCACGCCGTTCACCGCATACAGCTCCCGCGCCGCGTGGGCCTGCGCCCGTCCGATCTCCGCCTGCGCCACCAGCTCCGCATTGTTCGGGTTATCCAGAACAGCCTCAAGCTGGCTGGCCAGCGACTGCACCGACAGGGTGACCGGCACCGGGCCGTTCAGGTCACGGGTGATGATGTCCGACGCGAGGGTTTCCTCAAGCACGGCCGACAGTTCCTCGAGCCGGGTCTCGGCGATCGACCGGATGATGATTCCGTCCTGCGCCAGGAGCTGCCGCAGCCCCGGGCCCGCGATCTGCGCCGCCGCCTCGTAGTCGCCCGGCGTCCAGTCCTGCCAGTCGACCTGCTCAAGGCCTTGCACGACGGCGTTCGCGGCGATCTGGCCGAGCACCCATCCTTCGGTCCAGGCGCGCGGCAGGATGGCGCGCAGCGCCCGGATGATGGCGTCGCGGGCGTCGGCGAGGAATGCGGCAAGCGCGGGCGGGATCGCCTTGACCGCGGCGGGCTGCGGAGCGTGCAGCGCGATCCACGCCTCCGCCAGCCGCGTCGTGTCGATGCTCACAGCGAGCGCTTCCCTGATCCGGCCGGCGTAGATGCTCACGAGGTCCAGGTCCCTATCCCAGCCCGGCCAGTGCCTGCCGCCGCCAGCGCTTTTGGGCCGTCCGCATCACCGGCCTTGAGCAGCACCCGCGCGTCGAAGGCAAGGTCGGGTGCGTCGGCTGCCGTGACCGCGTTGCAAGTGAACGGCCGCGGCGGGGCCGGATGCTTCCGCAGCCACGTCCGCAGCGCAGACAGCTCGGCCGCCTTAGCTGCCCGGCCCGGCTTCCGCGGCTCGCCGGCGTCCGGCTCGGGGTCACCGCCCGACGACCCGTCCGGCGCCGGGCCCGCGCTGTCACCCGGCTCGCCAGGCTTCACCGACGCGGGCATGATCAGCGTCCCCGGCGGCGCCGCCTGGCTCGACCCCTCGATGTACACCACGCCGCGGTCGCCGATGATCATCGGCATGTCGGCCTCGGCGAAGTCGTAGGCAGGCTCGCCGCGGCGGGCCCGGTCCTCGTTCAGCGTCATCCGGCCCGAGCTGGTCCGCGCCGCCGCCACCGCGTCAGCCGCCGCCTCGTCCTCGGACTCAAGGCCGAGGATCTGGACCTTGAGCACGGGCGGCATGCGCAGGAACCGCACGCAGGCCCGGGTGGCCATGCCGCCGAGCCAGTTGGCGTCGGGCTTGCGGGTGACCCGGTTGAGCACGTCCTCCTCGCCCTCGTGGAACGAGGCGCCCAGCGACCCGACCTCGGGGAACCCGACCTCGGTGGCGGTCAGGCCGAAGTCGCCGACTACCAATTTGATCAGGAACATGTCGTACTCGGGCTTATACCGCTCAGGCACCGTCTGAGACTGCACCTGGTGCGCGCCCGGCGGCCACAGCCGGATCTTGAGCCGCTCGGCCGTGTTGCCGCCGAGGTGGTCGTTCAGCGCGGTCACCCATTCGGCCCACTGGACGGTGTCCCACTGGACGGCGTCGGAGATCTCGAGGTAGGTGTCGGGCATGACGCCGTCGGTGTACTCGGCCATGATCCAGCCGAACCTGCGCATCCACAGGATGCCGTCGAGCAGCGCTATCTCGGTCGCCGACATGCCGTACGGCGACTTGGGGCGGTAGATGGTGCGCTCGTACATGAGCTGGTCGGACGGGAACCCGGGTACCGACTGGCGGCCCTGGTCGTCGGTGACGACGGTCGCGGTGAACTCGCCGCGGGGGTAGCCGTACAGGATCTGCTGCGCCGCCGGGTAAGGCGGGGCGGGCCGCGCGCCGTACTCGTCGAGCAGCGGCTTGATGGTTGACCCGTCGATGACGCGCAGCGCGTCCAGGTCGCCGCCGTAGGTCATTCTCGGGTAGATGACGGTGGCGTCGTAGCGGAGCCGGTTCTCCATCAGCGCTCGGCTCCAGGCCGTCCAGTCCTGGTTGTTCTGGGCGTCTGGCTCGGCGAGCCGGTCGGAGACGCGGATGATGTCGGCGGCATACTTGTCGCGCATCGCCGCCTCGACGTCTTTCTCGTGCTGGCCGGCGGCGGCGGCTTCGCGGGCGACGGCGCGGGGGTCGACGACGACGGCGTAGTCCAGGTCGCAGACGCCCTTCCTGCGCTCGATGCATTTCCTGAACAACGGGGTTTCGGCGGCCTGGTCGAGGATGCGCCATGGCACGAACGGCGCGGTCTCGAGGTTGAGGTTGGTGCTGAGGGGCAGCTCGAAGAGGCGGGGTTCGGGGCGGCCGGTCTGCGGGCGGCGCTTGTTGATCGCGGCGGGGGCTAGGGGGTGGCCTGGGGGGAACGGCGATGACTGCCATTCGGGCGGCCGGTCGAGCAGCGTCGTGCGGTTGCGGTCCTGACCCGCGCCGTACGCGGCCTGCATGAGCATGTTGATCTGCTGGCCGGTGAACGGGACGCTGGTGACGGGGACGGCCGATCGCGCTTTGGCGGCCGGCTGGCGGTGCCGGTTACGGGCGCTGCGCCGCGACATCGCGTGTCCGACGGGCAAGGGCGATCGTCATGGCGTCGCCGGAGGTGCGAGCCGATGCGGTGCGGGTCAGGCGATGCCACCAGCGGCGGCGAGGCACGTACCCGGCGCACTCGCTGCCGACGTAGACCGTCCAGCCGAGCGGCTGAGACACGTCAGTCCCGCCTGAACACGAGCGGCTGCCCGTCCACCCCGACCAGCCCCACCGACACTCGCTGACCTCCCGCAGCGGCCTGTGACTGCGCCGCCATCAGGCAGTCGAAGCACGCCGGCACGTCGCAGCACACCGGCACCGGTCCCGCCGGACCGGGCACCATCTGCACGCATGGCATGCGGGTGACTGACCGGTTCACGCCGGGGCGCTCCGGAGGCTCGGGTATCGGCTCGGACGCCTTCTGCGCATTAGCTACGGCGACCCGGTAGCCCGTGATGGCCGACGCGGCGCGGCTGAGGCAGAAGAAGCAATCGGGCTGGGCGGTGACCTTCTGCGTGAAATCGGCGAGGAGCTGGCCGACGTAGCTCGCGACGGAACGGCCGATCGCCTCAGCAAGCGCCGACGCCTGCGCTGCCTGCTCGGCGTCTTGCTCAGCGCGCATCCGGTGCATCACCTGGCCGTTGCTGGCACCGCCCACGCTGCCCCCTCATTGTCCGGTTCCTACAGCGTAAAGGGTACGACGTCAAGCCTCGGAGGCACAGGCTTGGAGGATCACGACAATTGCTTTAGCGACCCAGCTTCCCGCCGGTCAGCGCCCCGAAGTACCCAGCCTGCGCATCACGCGGCACGTAGAACGCCAGCAGCAGCGCATCCGCGTCGTCCGGGCTCCTGCCGCCGGTCCGCGACCTGATGTCGTTCTTCGACTCGACCAGGATCCGGCCTTTCGCGTCGAGCAGCCACCGCGGGATCAGGAGCTGGCCGTTCGCCGGGTCGTTCGCGTCAAGCTGCCAGGTCCGCTGCTGGCACGATCCGCGGCCCACCTCCCACCAGATCTCGGCCCGCAAATTCGCGTACTTGAGTGGCTGCGCCGACGCCGTCCCGACCATGACGGCGTGCACCTGGACGTGGCGCGGCAGGTCGCCTCGCGCCTGCATGTTGCGGATCTCGCCCGCCAGCCCCCACCCGACGCCGTTCGCGTCGATCTTCACCGAGCTCGCGCCGGTTTCCAGGATCGCCGCGGCGAGCATGCGCCCGGCCTGCTCGGGCGCCGGGGTGCGCTCGGCCCACCGCCGGGCCGCCCGGATCCCCCGCCTTTCGCGGATGATCGTCATGTCGCCGCCGCCGCCGACGTCCACGCCCAGCTCGACGGGCAGCAGCGCATCCGCGGCGAGCACGTCCGCAAGCCAGCATGCCGCGAGCTCGCCCGCGTGGACGATCTGCCGCGGGTCCGCCTTCGGGAACTCAGCCAGCACGCGGGCCACGTACAGCGGGTTATCCTCGCCCCAGTCCTCGGCCCGCTCGGCCGGCCACGACCGCGGCACCAGTGCGGCGAGGACGTGATCCGGCACCTCCTCGCCGGTGAAGGCGGGCGT